ATTTTTTTTATCCAAGTGATGATGCCATTTTTACCACGCCAACAATTATTAATTTTTTCCAAACAACCAAATGCATTTTTTTGTGTATCTTTGGCAGCATCTATAGTATCATATAATCCAAAAATATGAATTGTTGGATAGTCTTCATGTGAAATTTTATAACCGCAGAGTAAATACATTTTATTTCTATATATTAATAGCAAATGAAATATTTAGGTGGAAAAAAAATACTTGGAAAATATATTTCAGAAGTAATTAAAGCATTCACAAATGATACTCAAATCACTTCTTATATTGAACCTTTTTGTGGCGCGTTAGGTGTTTTTGTCCATATGACAGACCATTTTAATAAATGTTATGCTTCTGATTTACATGGTGATTTAATTGAAATGTGGAAAAAGGTTCAAAATGGTACATTTAGACCACCCAAAACAATGACAGAAGAACGATTTTTAAAAATAAAAGAATATAAAAGTCCAAACTCAATGAAAGCATTTGTTGGATTTGGCTGTAGTTTTGGTGGAAAATATTTTGGTGGGTATGCTCAAAAATATACTAATGGGAAAAAAGAAGATTTTTTAAAAGAGGCAACCAATTCAATTCGTAAAATTGCTCCAAAAATTCAAAATGCGACTTTTAAATGTCAATCATATGATGCTTGGAAACCAACAAAATCTATTATTTATTGTGATCCACCTTATGTACATGGAAAATTTCCTGTGAAATATCGTACATCAACAAAAAAATATTTGGAATTTGATAGTGAAAAATTTTGGAATCAAGTGCGAAAATGGAGTAAACACAATGTGGTATTTGTTTCTGAAAAAACAGCTCCAGATGATTTTATTGCAATTTGGAAAAAAAGAAAACAACGATCTATATCACAATCAAAAAAAACACGATTCAAAGATAAAAACACTAAAAAATATAGCATTGAACAATTATTTATTCATAAATCATTGGTAAAAAAAACATCGAATGGTACATGGAAATTAAACACCTAGATTTTTAATGAGAATTAAATTATGGAAAAAATTTGATTAAGTATGTTGTATGATACAACAACATAAATACTCAAATACTTAGATACTCAAATACTCAGAGATGGAAAATTATTTTGAAGAACAACGAAAAAATATTGAAAAAATAAACAAATTACTTTCAACCGCAAAAATAATACAATTTAATGAAATAAAATCCATTAGTAGATCAGACAATTGTCGTGGTACATTTGAATGTACACCATTTAATGAAAATGGATTACATGGAATTACAATATGGCGTAGTATAGGAATGCCATGGTGTATGCGTGATTTTTTGGACTTGGTGGAAATAAATAGAGGTTGTGATATATTTAAAATTAAATCAAAAAATGATTTACCAATGAATGTTGTCGAATCAATGGTTTCCTCACTGATCAAACACATTTAAATTTAAAAAATTATAATTTTTTTTATTCGTTATTTTAAATTCAGAATTCGGACCATATTATAAAACCTTTTTCTCCACAATCATTTTCAATATCATCTGATATGTATTGAAGTGACACACAATAAATACAACCACGATCTATTGCATCGCCCACTAAATCACGATTCGAACAATGATATTTGTAACAATCATCTGGATGATTTTCAATAATTTCATCTGTATAACATTTTGTGCCACCTAAATGTTTAATGTCCTCTATTTTTTTCTTAAACCCTTTTTTAGCAAATTCCTCGTTGGTATACAATGCTCTTTCTTCAAGTATATCGTCGTCGTAACTATACATTTCTGGATTCCAAAATATTGTCTGTACCATGAATAATTTTGTTGGCATGTGTTTTTTAAATTTAAAAAAAATATTTAAAATTAGTTTCAAATTTTAAATGTTTTTTTTAAATTTAAAAAAAAATATTTAAAATTAGTTTCAAATTTTAATAATTTATTAATGGTCAAAGTGTACCAACTGTTTTATCTTATTGTGTATCTCTTCTATACAGTGAATGGTTATCAAAAAAAATACCTGGATTCACATTAAATAAATCGAATTTACCTAATTATGTAATGGAAGTTATACGTTTTTTTCCACCAGTGAGTGGATTTGTTTATAAAGAAAGGTCGTTTGGAAATGGACCAGCACAAAAAATATATTTATGTTTACAGACTGCTTTATGTGATAAAAAAATATGGGGTGAAAATGCTCATGATTTTATTTTAAGACCAATGAAAACATATCATGAGTTGATGGTGGCATGGGCCGAACCGGCAATTGGATATAATAAATTTAAAAATAATTAGAGAAATTGTCCAGGAAAAGATTTAAGTTTAGTGTTAATATTGGAAATGTTGCGTGGATTTTTAAAATACAAATGGTCATGTAATATGGCTCCACATGAAATAACAGTGAATGGATATAATATTACAAGTGTGACACTTGAAAAAAAATTAAATCAATAAAAGCCCCCATCTATCAAGTGATAATAATCAAGTGATAATAAAATTAGTAAAAATCTAAAATCTAATTTAAAAATAGATTACTCCAACAAATTTTTTCTAAAATTTATATAATCACTGCCGGTTTTATGTTTTTTTTTATTTATACCCTTCATATGTTTTAAATTATTAGTGACGTTTAACCAAATTTTTTGTTCTCGATCAACATCATCTGGAAATTCACTTGCGTGAATAACATTTTCTTCAATGGATGAGGCAAATTGTTGTCGAATGGTGCCAATTTCTGCATGAATTGGATTTGTTGATCCAATTAGTTTTCTAGTGAATTTAATGGCGTTGTAGCCTTCCAATATAGCAACCACTACATTTCCGGAAGTCATAAATTTCTCAATTCGCGGATAAAAAACCTTTCCAATAAATTTGCCATAATGTTCTTGAATATGTGTTTTTGTTGGTGTGACCATTTGAAGGTTTACCAAACGAAGACCCTTTGATAAAAAGATATCTAGGATTTTCCCAGTTAAATTGCGCCGAACGGCATCTGGTTTTAAAATAATTAATGTTTTTTCCATTTTTTTATGTCTGTTGTGTCTGTGTTATGTTTTAATTTATATTTTATTATTTTAAAAATCAAAATTAATCATTTACTTATTGTTTAATTATGATTTTTAATTTTTCATAGGCTATTTGACTTAGTACTATTGAATCGGTAATCATTAGTAATGGACCACACAATATACTAAACACAATATGAACTGGATGGGTATTGTACCGTAAAGGTATTGTCAAAGCACCATATATAAATGGAATTAGAAGTAAATAGTCGTTCATTTTATTTTTCCTATAATAATTTGGTTTTTGTAAAAAGTATTGATATCAAATTTAATTTAAAAGATTTCCTATTTGTATGTAATCTCGAAAATAAAAAAACAAAAAATATACAAATCCAATAAGATTGGGAATCCATTAAGTACTGTCGTTTTAAATCTATGTAAAACAAATAATTTAAAAGTTTTTATTACTTAAAAACAAAACACAAATATAGATTGGTTGAAAGTTTACCTACACCATGACACTTATATCTATCGACAACCAAGATAGATTTTAAAAAACTTTAAAAAATCACATGATTTAATTTTTTTTAAGCATTATGGAGATTTATTTAGATAAATACCTTCAAGGATATTATCTGGACTGAGATACGAGTCCGTTAGAATTTGCCCCGAAAGTGATTTCAGGGCATTTGTGGAATATGTGGTTTAACATAGTTTTACCTATATTTTATGGTATCTGGGAATCCAATAATTCAACTAGATATAAAAAAATCTTTTTTTTTTCTTTGACCATAAAAAATGAAAAATTATTTCATTTGGAAAATAAAAAAATAAAATATACAAATCCTATAAATATTGGGATCATAATAATTTAATATGTTGTTTTTTTACGTTTTTGTGGTTTGACAGTGGATGCACTGCTGCTAGTTTTTTCTTCTTCGTCGTCGTCATCATCACTATCGTATTCCCTATTTACACTGACCATAATGTTTTCATTACTATGAAGAAGACGACCATATTTTCCACTACCCATTTGTTTCATTAATTCAATATCCATTGGACAACGACCTTTTTTGTCAACCACCTTAATTTTCCCATTTTTAACTACTACAACCAATTTCAACCAAAATTCTGGACACGTTTGGAAATCCACTCTGATTTCCTGTTCTTCCTGGTGGTGTTCATGGTCTTCTTGGACTTCATGGTGGTCTTCATGGTGTTCTTCTTGATGGCTTGTCATTTTTTAATTTGGATAGCTCACAATGTATGTTAAAATTAATAGTAGATTAAGCGACGTAAAAAAAAATCAAATTTTTTTTTTACCATTTCGTGTGTCATTTTGAAAAAAAATTCATATACAAATTATTATAAATCAATATCACAATAACATTCTGGAAAAGATAAACACCATTTTTCAAGTACAACATTAATTATTTTATCAATATATTTATTATTATTTTTAAGACCAATGGATATTAAATATTGACGCATTTTATTTAACCAATTGGTATTTGACATTTGGAACTGTTTTAATGAAAGTAAAATTCCCATAAATTGAAAACAACTAGTGATTTCTTTTTCATGTAAAATTTCAACATCTTTTGGTTTTAAATAGGGAATATTTAATATTGAACCATTCCAATAACCTTTTAAAAATTCAACTTTTTTATTAAACAAATCATAACTCATATTTAACTGTTGGTTTTAAAATTTTTTATAAAATCGAATTTTTATTAATATTATAAAAAATATTATAAAAATTTTTATTTATTTTTAAACAACCACCAATCGAAATTCATCTTGTTCCACTTTAATAGAAGTATTTCCACATATAGTATACTTTTTTAGTTTTTCAGGTAATGTGAAACCAAATCGCTTTTTAACTAACTGTTGGAGAATACACAGATCATGTTTTTCACATAATCCACGATCTTTATCCTTGTACCATTTTTTAAATTCCTTGTTTGTAGAAGTTGGCGCAACTAAATTCACATCATCTGGTCCACTTTTTGCAAAATTTATAGCTGGTTTTTTTAACAACAAACTAATGTATGCTTTTATATCCAACAATTGATTATATTTATAAGACACCACGCTCACAATTTGTTGTCCGAAACCATTACATCGTTTCTTATTTTCACAATACGAACGTGATTTATCATCTTCGTATGTAAATATAATCTGGTATTGTGATAAATATTCTTCAGCCAGGTTGGCAATGAGAATGAGAGGTGGAATAACAAGGGGTAATCCGGAATTATTAAAAATATGTATTTCAGAACGCTGAACACATGCTTCAAGCGAAAAAGCGTCATTTGTTACCCAAGAACCAAATAAACGATCAAGAGAGAATTCCACATCGTCATTTATTTTGAAACCACATTTTTTTTGTAAAAGACGTCGTAAAACATCCATATTTGGTCATACATGCCATAGCTTCTTCATATTTTCCTAAATAATATTTTGTATCACTTCGACTAATTTTCATATATTTTGTTTTAAGTTTTTCAAAATATAAACCAAGTTTATCAATTATTTTTGTTTGTAAAATTGCAAATTTATTATAAAATTGCCTATATATTTTGGAAGGTTCGTCTATTCCATCCACTTCGAGTAATTTTTTCGTGGATGATGGCAAAAAGTCCACAATAATTATTTTCATCATAATTATTTTTCAATTTTTCAAATGTGCTTTTGCATTTTGTAATCGAAATGTACGATATTTCAAAAGTTTTTTTTTAATATTTTTTAAAAGTAAATTTTCATTTAGTTGTTCCATGTCAACACTTCCTGTATCAATCAAAAAGCACACTAACTCTTGTAAATCATCCATTCCTAATTCTTTGTCCAAAATACTTGTTAAATCAAATCGTTCATTAAAAGTATCCATTATATTATTTGTTGTAATTTGTTGCAAGTTGAAATAAATCAAATTTTTGTTTGTGATTTTCGTTCATAAAAAAAATTTGATTTTTATATGGTATGTAATTTAATTTTCATTTAAAAATAATTCATTTAAATATACACAAAGAACACAAAGATGGGTAAAAAAAATAAGAGACAAGAAATGTTGGAAAAAAAACAAAAAAATAAAAAAGAAAAAGGGTTTGGCAAAAGCAAACAAGATAAATTTGAAAAACGACGAACTGAAAAACGCACACAAAAAAATCTTGAAAAAGAAGCACGAAAAAAAAAGATGGAAGAACGCCGTGATGAAAAAGATCGACTTGGTATTAAAAGACGCAAAGACATTGAAAAGGAAAAAAAAGAAAAAGAAAAAAATAATCAAAAAAATAAAAACAAAGGTGCTAATCAAGACAATAACAATCAAGGCGACGAAGATGATACAATTAATAACCTAAATAAAGTTAAAAATATTGGGCAGAATTTCATGGAAAGTATGATGACAGATAAAATGAAGAAAAAGGCTGGAATATAATAAATTTGCTTTAGTTCGTCATTGAATTTTAAATAATTTTTAAAATAATTTTTAAAATAATTTTAAAATTATCATTTATTAAATACATTGTTAATAAATGATTAATACAAATTTTTTTATTTATTATTCATTTATTTATTTATTCATGGTTGTCAGGTATCAACTCAACTGTACATTGAAATGATTAAGACGAGCTATTAGAAAAAAAATGTACGACATTTTTTCACCAAAACTTAATCCATCTAGATTCAGTTGATCATTATTGTGCGTTTTAAATTTATCACCAATTTTTGTAAGATTTCATTGGTTCATTTAATATATTATGTGATTTTTTTATAAATAATTAATATATTTTATTTTTTATTGATCCTTTGTTATTTAAATTGATTTTAATTTAATTTTTCAATATCTGAAATTATAAACACACCATGAATATCTCTTTAATTTTACATCACATTGCTTCATTTTCTTTGTTGGAAAATATTGATTTTGGTAATTATCCAGTAAATTTAACTCAAATTATCCCTAATTTAATGAATGGAAAAGTCACATTAGTCGGCAGTGCACACAGTGGGTTTCCACGAATTGTCGAAATGGGAAATTCCAGTGAATATCTATTGGTAAATGGTGGAATTCCACAATGCGTAAATTATTCCCAAATGAAAACTGAGACTTATAACCAATTAAATCATCTAAATACATCATATTCAGATTATATTATATTTGACATGGAGGATTGGTCACCTATTTGGGAAATGACAAGTTCCTTATACCAAAATAATTCAGTTAGTTTTGTTCAAAATCGCCACTCAAATATTTTTCCAAATTGGAATAATTCTATGTTGTGGCTTCGATCAAAAGAATCATGGGAACTGGCAGCAATGAATGTTATGACTTATGCAATTCAAGTTGTTCGAGATAGATTTCCATTGGCAAAAATAGGTTATTATGGATATCCTGGCATGCCTTATTGGTGTGACAAGGGAGGAGGACAAAATCAATGTCCTCTTCAAAGTAAATATAATACACAAATGATGGAACTTTGGAAACAAGTGGATGTCCTACTTCCAAGTATTTATATGCCATATAATAGTACAGGAAATATAGGCATTTATTTGCGCAATATAGCTTATGTCCATCGAAAAGTAAAAGAATCAATTCGAATTTCTAATTTATTCCCAAATAAAACATTTGAAATCATCCCTTACACATGGCACCGATATCATGACCCACCAAATAACTTAATTGGATATAATGAATTAACAATTGAATATGGATATACTTATAGTTTTCCAGAAGTTAATGGATTGATTTTTTGGAGTAGTGAGACAAAATCCGATTGGGTTAATGAGACAGTTGTGTGGTTTACTAAATATGCCAACTATTTTAGGAAATTGTAAAACATCATTTGTCACACATAAAAACATACATAAAGATATATTGATTAGTATTACCACAACCTATTTTTTTACTGAATGACCATCGAAATATCAAGATATGGACGAAATGGACGGAATGAGAATTATGACATAGATGAAGAATATCCATGTGATGAATGTTACAATTCGTTTTTATTGGGGCAGATGTGGCTTTGTACACATTGTATACATAACGATTCCATTCAAAATTTCAAACGAAATTTTTATGATGGAACTATATTATGTGATAATTGTTTTATGACACCAAGTATATGGAATTGTACCCAACATAAATCAAAAGCATATATGACATTGGGTGCACACTGGAATTCAATTCAGGATTGTTTATGTGATATTGTTCCATTGGCAAAAAAAAAACAAATCATTTTTTTAAGAAAAAAACAATTTCTTTTTTTGAATTATTTTTTGTCCAGCCAAGGACTAATTCGCGAAATTCTTCAATTTTATTTATCTGTCAAGGTGTAAATTTTTAAACAATTCATACATTTCCAATAATGATATCCACCACCACAATCACCCACTATATAATAATACAAATCAGAATCCAATGAATTCCACGTAGTACTATATTGATTAGAGTTTCCCACATAATATGGTATAATATCACCAATTGTTTTTGCTTCTTCAGAAGAATCAATTGGTTGAATTAGAGAAAAGGATTGAATATCATCGTCACTTAAATCCATAGATTCTTTAAAATCAATGAGAAATTCATTTGCCAATTGTGAATTTGTAGTGTTCACCTGTAAAATATAATTATCTTTTGTTTGTCCATCATAACCTAAGAATTTCATTAAATAAATCTCTTGATTTTCCTTAATATTGACCACCATGTTATTTTCATTATTATGATCGGAATAATTATATGCATCATATACATCTGAAATATCCCCATTTAAACAACATTTTGGACATCCAATATAAATTCGTTTACACTTTAGACAAACAAAATCAAACGCATCTGAAATATTATAATCATCTCCATCTTCTTGGTAATACATTGGCATTTTGCAATATAAACAATGTAAATCTTGGACACGTTCATAATATAATTTTTGTAAAATAAAATAGGAGGCGATTGAATGAACAAGTTCTTTATGTGGAAGAACCATACATAGTAACGCAAGTTTCATAAATCTATTTTTCATATAGTTTAATTGGTTGGAATTGATTTTAAGTTTAAATAAAAAATTTGAAATGTAGATTCAGTACTTAAATAAAATGATATAACAACATCAACCATGATGAATGAAAATAAAGACGAAAATAAAAAAGAAAATAAAAACGAGGATAAAAACGAAAATAAAAACGAGGATAAAAATGAGGATAAAAAAATAGAGTATAGTTGTGATGGGGAGCTACCAATAATTGATAATATTTTCATTAGTATTCACAAGAAAAGTCAATCTTTTGAATTACCAATATTAAAAAAACGGAAGATACAAGATCTTCTTGAAAATTGCCATGAATCAAAATTTGGATTGGGTAAAAAACATGTTTTGGACAAGACTTATCGAAATGCACATTCTTTAACTTCCAGTGATTTTTCGACAAATTTTAATCCATATGATTACCCAGAATTATTAGAAAATATAAATAATCTTTTTAATTGTCATTGTTATTTACAACTTCACAAAATAAATATTTATCAACAAAATGGATTTTTCAAACGACATAAAGATACACCATTGAAAAATCTGTTGGGTACATTGGTTGTTTTTATGCCATCTGATTTTAATGGAGGAGAATTAGTTATTCTAAACAAAAAATTTCAATATGATCAAAAAAATTCCATTAAATATGTTGCTTTTTTTTCTGATAAAGATCATGAAGTTTTACCAGTATTAGATGGCGTTCGGATTACATTGACCTACCATATTTTCAAAAGTAGAAAAATAGCATGTAAAAATATTGAAAAAAACACAATTAGCTTATTGACATCTCATAATCCGACTTATAATAAATTAGCATATGGATGTGATAATTTAGCAGTCAGTTCACTTACTTTAAAAGGATATGATTTAAAAATCTTTAATTGGTTGGAATATCATAATTTTAAACCAACAGTTACATCAATTTTGGATCAAGATGATGAAATGATATATTGGCGTTTTGACGATGATTATGATGAATATGAACATGATACAAAAAAATATTTGATTTTTACTAATCCAGAAATCCATACTAATTGTACAAGTCGGGATGGATTTAATTGTGAAAAATTCGACAAGGCAAATTTCAAAGTTGAAAAAAAATGTAAAATTATTCACAAATCCAATGTTCAAAAGATTCACATAAATATTCAACCAGATAGTTATGGCAATGATCCATATCACGACGATACGGTATATCATGATTATTATATTGTATATAAAAATCCACACACTTATTCTTTTTGGTATTATTGTTTAAATGGTGGAAAAATACCAAACAGGTCAAAAATACCAAACAGTTTGATTAAAACGATTTTTTTAGATTATTTTGTTCATGTCTAATAAATTTATGGTTTTTCATTTTTTTTTGTTGTCAATAAGGATCGACTATTAATGTAATTTTGCTCATATGCATTATAAATGTTTTTAACACCTTCTCGTAAATAATGTTCAATTCATTCATTAATTATTTGGCCTTCATTTTTAAACATTGCAATGACTACAAAATTGTATTTCAATTCATTTTTCATCGTTATTTTACAAAGAGAAAATTTAAAATTTTCTTGGCAAAATAAATTTAATCCACTTTTATAACTACTATATTCTTCTTTACATTTCACCAGCTTCTAATAAATCGAGCATATCCTTTGCTGCTTTTTGATATTGTGGTGTATGTTTTTCAAAAATACTCTGTGGAAATTTTCGACAACATTTACTTTTGCAAAAATAACAGGAAAAAAGTTTTGTCATCATGGTCGAATATTTTATTCGTTTATAAGTTAACAACACATCGCTCCCAAATGCAGTCATTACACCTTGATCATACCATGGGAAAACATTTTTTACTAATTCTGGATAATATTTTGTCAACATGTAAACACTTTCTTTGTATTCTTCTGGTGAAATTGGAGGTGTTGTTGATAATAATTTTATAATTGGTTCTTGATAATGTTGTTTAAATTCGCTATATGGAATTCGATCTAGTGGTGACAGTGATAAAATATTTTCAATTTGTTTATTAAGAGTGATTAATCGAGTCAAATAACGATCCAATGTTTTAATTCGATCTATATAATTCTGTTTTTTTAACCAAGCTGCAATCAACGTGGCAAATATAGAAGATGTGGTCATTACAATTTTAACTGTAATGGAAATTTCATATTTGACGTCTTCGTCAAATGTGAACAGTGCTAATCCAGATACAACAGTTGTCAATAAGATCAAAGTCCATGACCAAAAAGATTCTTTATTTTTTAGACTATAACTAAAAAAATAGTTGACCAAACGTTCATAATTAATATCTTTTTGCCATCGTAAAATAGTTTTTTGTTTTTGTTTGGACCATCCATTGACTTCTGTCTGACGTTCCACTTCTAATAAATATTCATGAACAGTTTGTTCTGGTTCTTCTTTTTTCATTTCCAGATTAAATTTTTCTTTGGTTCCATGAATTTCATTTTTTTGAATTATCAACGATGGAATTATGTTATTTTTATTGTTTGATTTTAAGACTGTTTTATAATTTAAATCTTGTTTTTCTCGATAATCCGTAATTTCATTTTTCATTGGTGCTAATAAATCAAAAAAATGATTTTGTTTTGGATTTGGTATTGGTGTCTTGGATTTATCTTTGTCATTATCACCACTGTTAATTTGAAGTTGAATATTACGAAATAAAAAAATAGGATTGGATTTTTCGTCCTGTTCCATTTGTTAATTTGAAAACTCAATTCTCTTTTATATCTATATTTTAGAAAAATTGAATAACTTTTCTGACATATCTATAAAACGTTGTATTTTGTGGAAAATTAAAGATATTTACCACAATACTTATTTTAATTTTTACTATATTTATCCCAATTCCATTCTTTTGGATTATTAATTCCAATGGTTCTAAGAGATAATTGACGTTTCTTAAATAAATCTTTGACAACACGTTTTTTAACATAAGAACGAGATGTAGACGATGATGATGAAGATGATAGTGATTTGGAACTAGCCATTGAACCTATTCGTCGTTGTGGTGGCATGGGTGTTTCAAAAGATGGTTTATTTTTAAATTCATCTGCAATTCTTTTTTTATCTTCTTCACTTAATTCTGGATGAAAACACATGTTCAATCTTTTATTATGTGTTCATAATTATTTTCATTTCAATTTCGTGAAAAAAAAATTTAAAAGTTAAAATCAATGGTCAAGGGTCACAGTTATATATATATCTTTCTTATCCACCACCTGTATAATTTTGAAGGAAATTTAATAATTGATTAATGAGATTGTATAATTGCTCCAATACAGATACTGGAACTTCAACATGTTCTTCTGTAGTTGAATTTGGAGTTGTTCGAACAATCGTTACATTATTTACACAAAAATCTACATAATCGTCACAGCAATCTCCATATCGACTACACACCATATCACAATAACATCCACTTGGTGTACATTCGCCACAATAATTTTCACATGAATTTTCAAGTGTTGTTGTGGTGGTTGATGTGGTGGTTGATGTGGTTGTTGATGTGGTTGATGTGGTTGTTGATGTGGTTGTTGATGTGGTTGTGGTTGATGTGGTTGATGTGGTTGTTGATGTGGTTGTGGTTGATGTGGTTGTTGATGTGGTTGTGGTTGATGTGCTTGTTGATGTGGTTGATGTGCTAGTTGATGTACTAGTTGATGTGATAGGAGATTGAGTTGTCAGTTTCAAATATGTTGTGATTGGATTATTTGTAGTAAGGAGTTTTGTTGTAGTTGTTGTCGTAGTTGTTGTAGTTGTAGTAGATGTAGTTGTCGTAGTTGTTGTAGTGGTCGTAGTAGTTGTAGATGTAGTTGTCGTAGTTGTCGTAGTTGTTGTAGATGTACTTGTAGTGGTTGTTGTAGTGGTTGTTGTACTCGTAGTGGTTGTTGTACTTGTAGTGGTTGTTGTACTCGTAGTGGTTGTTGTAGTTGTAGATGTACTTGTAGTGGTTG